TACTTTTGAGTAGCTGATTTTCATCAGAAAGTTGTTGGTTAGCTTGAGTTAATTGCTGAATCTTCGCATTAAGTTCATCGATATCAACTTCACGATTAGCTAACTCAAGTTCTGTTAACGCCAACTTATTGATTAACTTACTTGCTACCTTTTCTGCCTTGCCTGTTTGTTGCTGTTTATTATTCATTATTTTCCTTCTTTTCAGCATTTAAGATGTTGACCAAATCTGGATCAACACCATTCTCAATGCATAACTTTTTCTGTTCTTTTATAGCTTCTGCCATAAATTTTTGTTCTTCGTCTTTAATACGTTGTTTAAATTCCATATCATATATCGGCGATCCATCATCATTAAAACCGATAATCTGCCCATATCCATAAATTGCAGTTAAAGGATCTGGTGTTGATCCGTCCCCGGTCAATTCTACTTGAATTGTGGCTATGTCATTTCCTTTATTGTCCTTAACAATTTTAATAAGTCTTACTATTTTGTTCATATTAATCTTCTATAACATTCCTCGATTCTTAAGATTTATCATGGCCTGAGTTATATTCCAAGCACCAGACCCTACGTCCCATGTTGACCCCGAGGCAAATGCGATCCCAGATGTCACTGAACCATCGTCCCCAACTCGATAGAATGCAGGTTGCTGTTGGTTGTTCCACATTGCTCCGTGATGAACCCATGCGAATCTAAATTTAATACCGTTGAACCATATATCTCCTACATCAGAAATATCCCAACTGCCGTATGGTTTCATTTGGTCCCATAAGAAACCTATTCCAGCGTTGCTTGCACTTCCGCCAGCATATCCCAACGAAATAATAGGCTGATATTTATCTGGTTGCGCTGATGCTGAGAATTTTGTAGTTCCTATCATAAGTGGGTCATTAGCTGAATTACCATTTCCTCTGACTCCACCAACGTAAATGTTTTGTCCTTCTCCCGTTAGGTAGCTCTTCTCATACCACATAAAGCCACCTTGATGCAATTGCCCACTGGCATCGTAATCCATAGCTCTTTTCCAAGAACGATTGTCATCGTTAACAATTGATGTGGTATTACCAATAGAGAAAAAGTCTCCTCCATATGGATAGCCTAATTTTTGCTGTGTATCTAAAACAATGGAAATACCATTTAAATTTTCATTATTTGTACTGAAACCAGTTGTTATACCACCAATAATTTCTTTTTGCCCATTGGTTGTAGTAAGGAAGTCCATTCCCAACTTAGTAATCCGCGTCTGGAATAGTGTCTCAGCACTTGAAATGATAATACCTTTATTGCCATCAAGTCCTATCATTCCGCTCTTACCTTGTAACCTAACTTCTGGGACTCTTAACACCCCATGGATATCAGTATTACCATCAATAACAATCTTATTTGAAGCAATCTTAATCTGATCTGGGGTGATATTAATTTGCGAAACAACATTTTTATTGTTTACATCTGTTGTCCATTCGGTCCAATAACTACCATACCATCGTCTAGAGCGATGTTCGTAACCATTATCCTGATAAACCTCTTGCTTAAGACGATCATTATTATTTCCTGTTACATCAACATAGACCCATCCGCCGATAGGATTTCCTGTAAGATTTCTTACAAAATAATGACCTTGAGTTTTCATTTGGTCAATATTAGCAGAATCGAGGGTTTGGGTGTCTATTTTTTCATTTATATCTTCTGGAGCGGGAGTCCAGTCTGTGGCCTTAGTTCCAACTTCAATTTTCAGATTTATAACATCTATCCAGTCACAACTTCCTAGGCCAGCTGAATTTAAATAGAAGGCCTGCCCATTCTTTGATAAGGAGCCGTAACTTCTACTAGTGCAAGTAACATGAGCTAACTGGTTACCCTTAAAGTACGTCCGAAAATTCGTATTGGCAAGATAACTTTCTCCCGAATCTCCTCTTGCTATATTTAACATTACACCATTGTTATAGTTGTCAGAAGATGTCCTTATATCAAAGCTAATTGTGTAGTAGGTATTTGGCTTAAATTTATTTAAATCTAAAGCATATGATATTACCCACCAGCTCGTAGACTTCTTTGTTTGTGTAAAACGTACGCCCCGAACTCCATTAATATTAACTTCGCTAATACTGGTGGCGCCATTACCTGGATCACATGTCCAGTTAATAGTTCCCTGATTTGTCTTCTCTGCTAAATTTCTTCCACCAATTTGAATATCGTCTGGATTAGGTGCCCAACTCCCGGGAGTCGCCCCTTCAACTAACCTCTCTTCTTTAACCTGTACGCTATCTCCTTTAGGAGCGTGTCCTCCAGTAAAGATTATCCAAGTTCTTATATACCAAGTTCCTGTCGTAATCGGGAATGTAACATTCACATTATAAGCATTCGCACCTTTAGGAATAGGAGCATGGAATGCTTGCCCATTAATTAAATTCTTATTCTGATCACACAACCAAATTTCTAACTCTGCTTGTTGATGGCTATTATTAGTAATCTTTGCTGCATAAGTAAATTTATTACCACCATGGTAATCAGAAGTAGAAGTCCAACAAGACGATGCGGTTGTCTTTTGTAGCCAATCACCATCGTTAGTCAGGGTACGCCACTGATTACTTGTATCATGAAGGAGATTCCGTGTACCAATATTTCGAATGTTATTGTCTAATTGATTAACATCGTTCTTTACATCATTTACCTGATTCTGTATCCCATTGGTAATGTTGTCACGGACAGCTTGCAGGGTAATTGCATCGCTCTTCATCGTGAACATAGTCTGGGCCCACGACTGTGTAGCGTAACCTTTACCGTTCAGAATATTGTTTACGTCTGTTTCTGTAACTTTACCTTGAATTTGGCCGTTAGCAACGTCCCATTTGGTATTAACTTCCCTAATGGCTTCAACAAAATCATCTGAGGAATCCGACCACGCCATTTTGGTATTGCCCTCGTAAAGAGCAATTTTAGAGATAAATACTGAACCTTTACCAGCACTCCAATTCCCATGCCCTTCGATACGAAAATCTTTTAAGGTTCGCCCATGTTGCGTCATCGGTAGATAGATCCGTCTAAACCCTTCCCCTTTAACCTGTCTAGGGAATCCAGCTAAGTTCACATCTGTGCCAGCTAAATTGCTCTCCTGTCCGTCTACAGTTCCATATGGAGTAACATATAATCCATTACCGTCACCATCATAAATCGCAATATCGGCACTAATCATGTAATTCTTATTAGGGTCAAGTTGGATTGTTTGCTTATATCTAAAACTAGCCCAATCACCATAACTGTGAATTTCTTTAACGGAGGAGTCAACGGGATTATCTTCTAAAAAAGTAGAATCTCCACTTTGATACCAATACTTACTATTAAAGTCTCGAGTACCTTTTAGAAGATTTCTCCCACCGATACTAAGATTGTCCACTTTATCATTAACATTAGTAACTTTAGTCTCAACCGAATTAACTTGAGTTGTAACTCTATCGCCGAGATTCTTAACAGAAGCAGTTACCTCTGTTTTGACACTATTCAGATCATTTTGTGAGGCGGCACCGTCCCAACCAGTCCAATAATTACCAAACCAACGCCGATACATATGCTTACCACCGTTATCTTGATAAACATCCTGACGGATTCGGTCATTATTATTGCCTATTACATCAACATAAACCCATCCACCGATTGGGTTCCCGGTAAGATTTCTTACAAAATAATGTCCTTGTGTTTTAAGATCATCAATGTTAGCAGAATCGAGGGTTTGAGTATCCATTCTCTTATTAGTGTCGGAAATTAACTGAGCTGTATCTTCTGGTGATACCGTCCAAGGAGTAGCGGTATTCCCTCGCTCTAATTTAGGTTTAACAAAGCTAAATAGCACCTTTGGATTAGCTCTAAATATAACTATTATATAATGACAATCCGGCTGTGTGTGAATTGTATAAACGTTATCTTTTCGCTTGTTTGTGTTAACAACGCTTCTAGCATGATCTTGGTAATTCTTGGTTGTCTTAGTGAGTTGAGCATCTTGAAATTCCCACAGGAATGTTTGAATTTTATTCCAATTACCACCGTCAGCGACTGCGTTGTTGTGAACTTCAAAAGATAACGTATAATCCGTGTCTGGATCAACCTGTACTACCTGCGCAGCATCATCACTTCCAGATTTTAGCGCAAGACCGTCGACCTGTAATGCCACATCGTCACGAATAGTAAATGAAGAACCCCAGTACTTTCTGAGAGTATCCATATCAGTATTAGCAAAGTCGGTAGCTTTTAAGAGGTTAATTCCACCACCATTGTTATTTTTGACTTGTTGATCAAGGTTAGACAGACTATTGCTAACTTTATCAACATCATTCTTAACTTCAGTGACCTTTGTTACGACCTGTTCGATACCATCAGACGTAAACTTCTCGCTGGCTGTCTTGACTTCATTGACACGTTTATTTAATTTGTCATCAAATTGAGTAGATAATTCATTAACGCGAAAATTAATTTGGTCACTAGCTACTTGGATTGCGGCATCTTTTGCAGATTTAATCTCTTTAGAGGTGTCACCAGGCGCTGGAGAATAGCTAGTAGCCTTATTTCCTTTTTCAAGTTTTACTTCATTAAAGAAGAAAACAGAATCGTTTCCATCACTCGAACCGTTATTATCAAATCGGAGATATGCCTCAAAGTTGTTCCAATCACTAGGAGCTGTGAAGGTTTTTGTTATTGTTTCACAATGACCATTACTTAAACGCTGCCCGCTAATAATAGGGAAACTATTTGTCCAACGTTCGTCTACCCCAATCTTTTTACCTAACAACCATACATCATAAGATACTGCATTCCATGACATAAACCCCTTAAAAGATAGAGTATATTGTTGCCCTGCTTCAATTGGAAACCACTTAACATTATCGGCGACCAATTCGTTTTTGGAGGCAGTATGAAGATTAAACATCTTTTTAGTACCACTATGATAGAAAGTATGATTTTGAAATTGTGTATGAGGCCAAGGAAATGCATCGTTAGCATTAGCATCACCGTTTTCTACTAGGTTGACTCCACCTATTTGTACATTGTCAACTGCACTCTTAATATCCCTTGTTACATCAACAGAGTTTGCTTTAATTGCAACTTCTTTAGCATTCTGCTCAATCTTTGTATTCTGTTTAAGAATTTGTTGGTTAATATCATCTGGATTGGGCTCATAAGCTCCATCGTCAATAGAAGATAATCTTGCAGAGAAATTAGTGAAGTACAAATCCCCATTACGTATTAAATGAGCTTTTACTGTCATGTATTGGGCATCATTACGATCAATGCCTAAACGATACAGTCCACGGTGAACTTTATGATCGTCTAGTAAATTCTTACTTAACCCTAATTCACTTAATGTAACGAATCTAAAATCTACACGTTTCTTAGCATCGTTATAGAGTTCTAAAAACAAAACAGATTCATTGTCTAAAGTTGCTTTGTCGCCAGACTTAATATCAACGGCAACAGTCACTTTACCCTGTTTGACGTTGAAGTAGTTACTCGTTAATCCTTGAGGATTATCAGTAGTTAATCCCGATTGTGTTAATTCAACCCAACATAGCCCATTCTCGTCTTGACGTACATTAGCTTTTGTGGACACATTTTGCCATTGTGCAAAGTCTTCATCTTTATTCTGAAATGAACTATTCCTAATAAGGTTCAATGTACTATCACTTATTTGACCAACGGCTTTATTCGTATAAGTCTCATACTCAGACTTCATATGGTCCGCAGTTCGCTCTAGATCGCCACGAAGTTTTGTAATATCACCATTGGTATCTTTTAAGGATTCTGATACTTGTTTAACCCCTTCAGCGGTCTGCGTTACTTCTGTACGTAACTTTTCTTGGGTATCACCTTGTTGGCGTTGCTTTTCGGTTAGAGCTTGAATCTTATCATTATAGACATTGAATTGTGCCTCTGATTTTTCTACATAGTCACCGACATCTTCTTGATTAGGTTCCCATGGAGTTGATGTCTTTCCAATTTCTAATTGATAACCGCAAACAAAGATAGGATTATTGCTATTCGAGATAATATGAGGATAAATCGTACAATCCTCACTTGGAGTAAAGGTTAAGTCATATCTCTTGAAATCAGAGTTGATATCTTCAATATCTTTACGCCACACATCAATTTTGGCATCAAGGCTAGTATCAATATTATCCTTGGCAAGGATGATTTGTGGCTTATTACTATCGTCCAAAGTATCCATCTTTGCGAAAAGACTAAAAGTATATGTTGTTCCAGCCTTTACGTCATAAGCTTGTTGGATACCTTCAATTGGACTATTTTGTTTGGCGACCAGGAATCCCTTCCAAGGATCGCTACATATTTCAACATGCTCTCGTTGCTGCCAGTTATTAGTAGTGAATCTTCTTGTACCTAGTAAAATGTTCGTTTTATTAGTCAACGCCTCAGCGATTTCACCACCGAGCTCATCTTTCTTAACGCTGATTTCTACGCCTTTAGCAGTTTCTTTTAACTGTGTATCAAGTTTAGAAACGGTATTGGTTACTGTATCTAAATCTTGACGACTTGCCTTTCCAAGTAACTCATCTTTGGTCTGTTGGACGCTGGTTTCAGCTCTGTCGATCTGTTCCTTTAACGGGTCTAAATCTGTTTGCCAAACTTTGTGTTCAAATTTCCCATTAATATTAGTTAGCTCGTCATGAATTCTCCCATTATCTAGTTGGGCATTTTGCAGATCTGTACGAACCTTAGTTAAATCAGATTTTGTATCAATCAATTCTTGATTCATGCGATCGGCTTCTTTTTGAAGCTGTTCATGCATATTTTGGATGTTGGTATTAAGCTCACTAAAAGTCTTAGTAATTTGCTCGTCTAACTTAGCTGTCTTATCACCAAGAGCTGCCGCATCTGCCTTAGCCTTATCAATAGCCTCTTGCATTTCTTTCATAGCTTGAAGATAGACTTGTTTTCGTTCTTCTGTTAGTTGAGCTTCTTCTTTTTTCCACTCAATCCATTGTCGCCTGATTTCCTGTTGATTTTTTACAGCATCAGCAACATCTTGAACTAATTGGTCATAACCTTCTGGTTTTGGCACCTTGCTTGGATCAACATTGCCTCCACCATTCCAAAGTTCGTTGATGGCTTCGACAAGTGTTTCCTTTGAATCAGTCTGTAATTGTGCCAAATCACCAACAGAGCGAACTGTCGCATAATGGTATTCTCCGTTTTCTAAATACTTAATCGTTTTCTCCATCAACGATTCCCCTTTTTGTAAAATCTATAAATTCTTGAAAAAATAAAGCCCTTATTACGGACTTTAGAATCCATTCATGACCGTATAAATGGATTGTTTTTCGTTTTTATGATAGAAACGAGGAGTCGAACCTCGTTCTATACCTTTTACTTAGTCTTCAATAAACTTGTAAGTTGCCATTTCATTGTTTTCATCTGGCATTAAGTCAAACTTAATTGACAATGATGTAGGTTCCTTGGAACTTTGATTGAAGTTGAATGAACCTTGAGGCTTTGCATTCTTGAAGTGAATTTGTGCAAAGTGGTCTTCACCATTTTGTTGATCACGAATGTAGGAGTCAGCAAAGATTTCAAAGTTATCTGCAAACTTATCAGCCGCGATAGTAAAGCTCTTTACCCCATCAACATTTGCCATGTAGTAAACAACGTACTTTGCGCCAACCAAGTTTGCGTCAGACAATTGAATGTTACCGTTTTCAAGAATCTTGAAATTTAAACCGTTAGCACTTGCAACCTTGGCAGCATTCTTTGCTTGCTTAATTGCTTCTTCTGTTGCCTTAACAGCAGCGCCGGCTACGTGACTACCTGATGCAGCAGTATTTACAACTACAGCAGCAGAGAGAGGAGATTGACCATGCTTATTAATAGCTACTACTGTGTACTTGTATTGTGTTTCTGGAGTTAAGTTTGTATCTTCAAATGTTGCTGTAACTGGTTGTCCAATTTGTGAACCATTACGGAAAACAACATAAGAATCTGCGCCAGCTGACGCACTCCATGTGATCGTTGCAGAAGTGTCTTTTGCAGAAACAGATACTTCTTCAACCATTAATGGAACCGAACCAGCTTGACCATCAATCAATTGCGGAATTTCAACATCATGTTCAATTCCATCTTTCTTAAGACGAAATACTGATACAGAACCTTCCTTAGGCTTGTTATCAAGTTTGATAATGTGGTCTGCTGATAATACATATGCTTCACGCTTCATAATTTCTGAAGCTCCACTATGTAGTTCCTTATCACCAGCTACCAATGCAAGTAACTTAAGGTCGAACAATTCAGTTTCAACCGTTAATTCACCTGTACGTGCGCCATCCCATGCGATTGCATTGGCGTTTTTCTTCTTGGCATAAACACGATCTGACTTCCACTCAACGTTTGATGTGTTGGCATAGTTCGCGTAAAGTACCACATTATGCGTACCCCGCTCAACAATCATTAAGTTGGAGGCATCTTTCATACCATAAGTTGACATTTAATCACCTCATAAATTTAACTTTCTTTTTTTATTAGACTTACGCTTGAGCGCCAGTCGTTTAATTTCATATCTTTTGTGTCGAATTTTGGACTTATAAATAGCAGGTATTCACGATCATTTGCCTCTTTAATTTCATATGAGTTATACAAATTTATGAATTGGTAATATGACATCTTCTGAATCTCGCTAAATGGAATAAAAGAAGGTGCTTCCGTTTCGAGAATTAATATTTTGTCTCCCAAGGTTGACGAAGGTTGTCTTCTTAATTTATGAATACGTCCTTTGTAAAGCGCCATCCACACCTTGCACTGATGAGGTTTGGAACTAATTCCTTTTGGAGCAATCAGGTCTTCGTTTTCCTTATATAGGGTTAAAAATTTGATATACTCACAAAACTGATCAAATTCATTACGATCAATAACCCAATCAAATTCTTGACTTATAATTTTTTTACTCTGAACAAGAATTTGAAACTCTTTCACTGGAATACGTGTCCAAAAACTTACCCCCTCCATAATCAGTTGCAACAGAGAGCATCCTTCTTGGAACATATTGCTCCCTACCTGCTGTCCCATTTCTTTATCGAATGCCATTTCCCATAAGGTTGGAAATGAGTCTTCAATTTTATCTACCTCTTCTGGCATTCCACTAAATAGCTCTCTAACAGAAATCACGAATATTCGTTGATATAGATTGAATTTTTCATCTTGCTCCTCAACTAGTTCTTTAATAGTCGGTACATAAATAGTTACTTTGTCAGTAAGAGGAACATTCGAACCAAGCATTAACGCGTCATAATTAACTGCCATGTAACTGACTCCTACTTAAAGTCAATGACTCTCATCATTAATGCGTAACCACCAAACTTATTATTTTGTTCCCAAAGCTCAGTGAGATTGCCTTCCTGAATATGCCCCATTCCATAGTCATAAGAATCTTGAAACAGGTCATAAATTCGTTGGAGAAGAAGATCTTGTCTCTGACCTTCGTCAATTTCCATAATTGAGTTATCTACTAAAATGTAGAAATATAGATAACCCATAACGTACTTTTCTGAAAATTGTCTCCAAGATTCTTGTGGGATAAAGCCCGAAATGCCTAGTCCAATAAATGAACGCTGATCTATAACAACATTAGGCGTATACCTTGTGGGATATATTCTTCGTTTACTTGCGTCTTCGGGATTATATGTCGCTAAAGCTATTTTTTGATCTTCCGTTAAAGATGGCCTACTTAATGCATCGGAGGTATTGTAATAAAGCAACTTAGAAATATCATCATCCATAGCAATAGCTTCCATCATTCGTTGCTTCCATTCTGTAATCATCATGATTGACGAACGATGAGGCTTATATGGATTCCCCATTTTTGTTGCTGGCATACACTCACTCCTTATCCAAATTTCTTAATTACCTTAATAGGTATATTTTTATATTCGTCATTTGATTTAGCTGTTATCGTAACCACATTCCCAACAAAGCGATAATCATCCTTCACTCTGAAACTGAAGCTATTCTTGTCCTTTTCAAGAACATATAACGGAATATCTTCCAATGAGCCTATAGTCCATTCATCAACGTCAATGTCTTTGCCATCTGCTCTTTTTGCTTTAAGAACATATGACCGACCAAGACGTACTCGTTTTTCTCCTTCAATAAACCATTCTTTTTCATTAACAGCGCTTTCACTTTCAAAAAAAACATGTTCAGTTTTGTTATCTGAGTCCCCATTCGGTCCATAATAATCAGCTATTTCTAATTGATAATTATCCGTATCAGGATTCTTGGTATTTTCATCTAAAAGCCAGTTAATTAGACCTACTCTTGAAACATAATCAGCAAACTCTACTTTATAAACCTGTCCCGCTATAAAAATCCTTGTTCCAACCTTAATAGCCCTTGTTTCAGGTGTATCTTTGATATAGACAGACATCTTTGCATTAGCTAAAGGTAAATGCTCTCCAGAAAATGAAACTCCCAACGTATACAGAGTTTGATTCTGGACATAAGCTCCCCAGCCTTTTCCGTTATTGCAAATAGTCTTCTTATCTTTATCAACTAGCCATTTTAAGGTACGGTTAACATGTTTTATCTTCACTTGTTGGTGCGTTGGAATTGTTTTAACTTCCTCTGTAAATACAAGCCAGTAGCTATTTCTCCACTCTATATAAGAACCCACACCGATTTTCGTTGAATTAGGGACAATAACATACTTGTCATCTGACAAATCTTTATTATTAGATTGGGATTGATCCTGAAAAACAGCTTGGGCAGGAATTCCATCGATAATGCAATCCTCTTTATTTAGAGAATCACTAAAAAACTCTTTAAAATTGCGTTGTACACGGTTATATGCTCTTTTTCTACTTGAATTGCCAATTACGTTCATTCTTGCTCGAAAATTATCAGAATAATTTCTCATGCCATATCACCATACAAATCGGCATTGGCGTACTCTAGTTCATTAACTTCTGTTCGAATTTCTTTAGTTAATTGAGTTTCCATTATCTGCAATTCATCTAAATATTTATAACCTTGTGTTACATTAAAGTCTCTATCTCCATATGCTTTTCTAATAAGTTCTTCTGAATGTTTATTCATTCTTACCCATTCAAGCTTCATTGCTTTTGCTAATATGTTCATCTCTTGACGTGTAAGCTTAAAATTAAAGCACTCTTCTTTTTCATTAATATCCGAAAAGTCTTTATCAATATAGGTGTCAAACACAAGTACACCAGCCATTAAATAACCTTTAAGGGTTTCGCTTAATTCATTATCATCTAACCGAGAAAGATCATATGAATCTATCGAATTTAGAAATAGTGGATAAATGTCTTTAAAATACGTATACTTAGGATTCCTGTTTTCCGTTGAGTTTTCTATTGTCTCGCCCATGGATCGCAAATCCTTTCTTAAATAATTAGTGACTATTCAAGAGAAGCATCTATGTCTCTCCAGAAGTCTTCTGCTTCACCTTTCGGACGTGTATTTTGAATGTCGATAATTTTAAATCGATCATTAAGTTCTCCCTGTCTATATAAAGAAACTGATGTCTCAATTAGAGGGTCTTTAATTCGTGAACTTAACGCTTCTTTGAATTCATCTGCCGTTGATTCTTCAATAAATTCTTCAAGTGATTCAACAGCAAGGTAATCAATTACATCAAATTCAGTATCGGCTAAATCTTCTACATACTTTAAATAATCGTTATATTGTTTAGTTAAATGAAGCCCTTGAATTACGTCATAAAGACTAACGTCATCAGATGTTACTTCTATAATTAGTAATTCAAAATTTTCTAGTTGCCTTTTTAACGTTCTCAGTTGTCCGTATGTGAGATAATCATCATCACCAAACTCATCAAAGCTTAATGAAAATTCATGATTTGGCGCCTCAAATGAATAAGCACCATGTGTTAAATTAGCAACCATAACTCCTGTATCGTTGTCGATGGTGAACCGCGCCCGTCGACGATTTGTCGTGCTTCTTGACATATTATTACCTCTCTCTCATTCTTAGTCACAATAATTAGATAGGGAGTCGAACCCCACCTAATTTAATCACCGATGTCTCAATAGTGTAAATTAACTATTCAGCAACAGTGGCCATACCATAAACCTTTAATTGGAGTACACCTACACCAAGCTTTTCCATAGTTTCAAATCCCATTTGGAAGTCATTCCGAGTAGTATTTTCAGGTTCAACTGTTCGTGAGTTACCCTCAACAACAACACCAACAATCTTTTCTCCTTCAGGGAGAATTAATACTTTAGTATCATCCAAAGCGAACCTATCTGAGTTTGCCTTAAATGCCTGTGGAATTTCAATTAATTTTAATCCACGTACAATTCCAAGGAATCCGTTCGTGTTTAATTCATCTTTCATGGAGCCAGAGTAGAGTTGCACATTTGCCATTTCAGCAATCTTACTCAATGCTGCCTTAGTACCATACACTGCTACAGGCTTGCTTGACTTAACTTGAACACGTTGAGCAAGCTTAACAATTTGGTCAAGAGTTGCTACCCCAGAAATCTTCATATCTGTTCCTAAAGTGGTGTAACTAGCTGTAAGAGCTTCTGCAATCTTTGATTGAATGTGATTTATAAAACCTTGTGCAACTCGATCAACTAACTTGTTCCAATTAATATCGCCAGCCATAAATTGATCATATTCTGCATATACAGCTGCACCATACCATTCAGTATCAATAGTAAAGCGAGATCCAACAATTGTTTGCCGCCGCATGTCATTTGTACCCGCAGCAATACGTCCTACACGAATCATTTCTGGACTTTCGCATTCAAACAATGGCTTATCTCCTAAATTAACAGTTCGAATATCAGCAATACCATCAAATTGATTGGTTAATAGAGTTGGCATAACTGCATCGATAGCAGTTGAGATAATTTCAAATACATCATACTTATGTTTTTCCCATGAATATGTAGTTTGTTCTCCACCCAGGGCGTCCATAATTGCGTTACGTAAAGCATCCTGACCGCTTACTTCGCCTGCTGAGAAAGTAGGGTTAAAGTAAACATCACGAGCTAACTTCATTAAATCTTCTCTTTTTACAGTCAAAATTTTCCCCTCGTTTCTTAATTAGCGAATTGCAATAACGAATACTTCGCCTACATTTTGCTTAACTTCTGTGCCAATTAACATTGCCATGCCTTTATCTTCAGTCTTCTTAAATCCAAGGCCGTTATCTCCAATAGTTAAACTGTCGCCAACCCTTGCACCCTTAACAAGATCGGTAGTAACTGAAATTACATCACCCTTACCTAAGTGGAATGCACGTCCCGTAGTACCTTTCTTCACTTTGTAAGTGCTAAGGTCAAAATGAGGGTCATCATATGATAACGGAGCATCTGCTAAAAATACGTCAGCGTCTTCTGGTTTAGTTGCTACTTCAACAGCACGACTTTCACCATCTGCTCCTAATACGCCAAGTTTTAACCATTGACCGTTTGCAAGATCTTGGGTAGCTACAATAGATTCATTATGTTCTGTTGCAGGAATTCTATCTAAAAATACGTATGACATTACGCATAAACCTCTTTCTTTAATTTATCTTTTTCGAAACAGTACATCTGCTGTTCCATAACCTAAACCATTCTTATTAGCACTAAAGTTCACGGCCTTCATGCCGTAAATATTCTTCTTTTCACCCTTATGTGTTTCGAAAATAGCATAAGCAACTTCCTTTTCAACATCTTCAGGTGTCAATAGTGTAAATTTTGATTCGATGTTTTTAATTTGTTCCGCTGTTAGTTCATCCTTATTATCAGCAAGGATTGCTTTCTTCTTCGACATTTCAACATTACTCTTGTATGCCTTTAATTCATCAAGTTGTGATTGAAGCTCAGTAACCTTTTGACGATTTGCCTCAACTTCAGCTCTCTCTTCCGCAGTTAAGTAAGTTGGGAATACCTCAATCTTGTTACCTAACTGGAGTGAGTCATCAGCATTAACTGTATACTCAACCCGGAAATATTGTGGCTTATTATCACTGTTTCCTACACTAATAATTCCATAGTTATCATAGGCACATTCTAGCCAACACCAATCTGAATTATTGAAGTACTTATTTCGTACTTCGTCAATAAGTACGCGTTGCTTTTCGCTTAGAGTAAGTTCAAATTCAAACTTTTCTTTATCTTTATCTTCTTCATCATTATCCTGATCATCAGCATCGCTATCTTCAGAATTATTCTTTTTATCATCTGACTCTACTTGTTGATCATCTTTAATAGTCTTATCTTTAGAAGCTGACATTTCTGCCGTGTCATCGTTTGCAGAATTATAATCTGTTCCTTCTGTTGAAGAAGATACTGCTAAATTTTGGCTTTTTTTATCGTCAGTTCTTTCAGAAGCCTTATTGTCAGCAGAACTAGATTTAGACTTTTCGGTTTCCTGCGACTCAGTAGTAGCTGATTGAGCAGCTTTTTCTGTATCATCTTTAGCTTCCGCTTTATCTGCGCTACTTGTTGAAGAGTCATTAGGCTTTGCAGCAGTCTCTTTATCAGATGTTGTGTCTGTTACAACTGTTGTACCTTCTTCATCCTTCTTTTTTGTTGCCAAAGAGTTTTCTCCTTTCTCTGCCGAAAATTCGGCTAACATTTCTTTAAACGCAGATTTAAAATCTGCTTTACTAAATTCGGTTGAAATTACTGAGCCAGCCATTGCGGGTGGAACATCATCACCCAAAATACACAAGCCCTCAAATTGAGCGCTTGTATAAACTACACGACCATACTTATCTGTATAACCGTCAGCATGTGAAACTTCCATTGACTGTCCTTTTGTGCCACCAGATTCATCAAATATATTAAATGCATCAATAAATCTGGACCACAAGTATCCGTTAGCAACCAACCATTCTTTCCCACCAGTCACTTCAAAGTGAGCGTCATTACTCTCAGGAATAAAACCATAAGCATTAGTTTTGTAGTTGATAGTCACTTCTGTACCATCAATAGTTATATTTTTCTCGTGACCTCTAAAGTCTTTCTCACCATCTGCATTAGTCGAAACATACCCAAGAATGGGAATGTTAGTAAGCGTAGGAATCATATTTTCTAAGACTTCTTTGGAGAAAATAGAGTTATTAAGATTTTCACCTGTATGTGCTATGTAGATTTTTACTGGTATAAATCTTGATTCTTCTTGAGAGTCTAGCTTTGAAAAGTGAGTAGGTAGTTTGATAGTGTTAATGTCTATCATTACTACACCTCATTATCATTGTTCTCCATCAAGTCGATCAGTGTCGTCTGTTGGATTATCTGTCTTAGGACGTCCAGGCTGTCCTTTATTCGGGTTAATAACTGTAGATGGTTGCTTAGCAGATTTAGCTGATAAAGTGTTTGAAGTCGGTTTAACTTTCATAATAGAATCAATATCTAATGCTTTTTGTTCAAATAACAACTTTGAAATTGATTCTATTGGAGTAAGCCCGCAGGCTGCCAAATAGTCCAATCTTGAACCACCATATGATAATTGATCCTTATAACTCGCAATATCGTCTTTAAGTGTAAATCGTGATTCACGTATAAATCTCATATTCCAAACTACTTTGCTCTTAGTCTTTACGCTAGTAAGCTGCTGATTATAGTAGTTTTCTAACATAGGAAACAGATTAGTGAATATCCAATTTGCATCTTTCCGAACAGACTCTTTTACGATATTTGCACTGGTTGTTGAGCCGCCAAACAGTGGAGCACTTGTCCCTAAACTATAAAACAATTGTTCGGTTTGTTTTCCGACTGTCTCAAAAACGCCATCATTTCCTGCTCCTTTTAACGGAACATTAGTTAAGTTTGATGGTGATGTGACTGGTACAACCCCTTCCGGTAATCGTGAACGCATTTGTGCATCAAACAATTTAGCAGTCTTAAGATTAAGTGTGGGAACACCTTCACTATTCGTTGGTATTTTTGAATGAATTATCCGAATAGTATCCAATTTATCCTTAATATCAACATTATCCTTAGCTTGACTAAGAGAAACGCTGTCCATTAATGCTGCTGCAAATGGAGAAATGGTTGTCCCACCATTCACTAAAATATTTTGATCAAAAGTGAATGCTACCCCTTTATCTGAAACGATGTACCACTTACGGTCATACCAACCCTGGTCATCATCTGAGATACTTCCATCTTTATATTTCTTATATGCCTTTTGAATTTCAGTGGGCAGTTCTTCCTGTACCTCATCTTTTATTTTTGACATATCTATCCTAAATCTATAAACACCATTTTCGATTGAGGCAACACGACACCATTCAAGTGGGAATTTTAAATATGAAACGCCTGAACTGTCGGTGATCGTATACCAATAGGTAACACCATCTAATAGAGTCTCTTTAAAGAAATAAGGTGCCCAGAAATAGATATTATATTGATTTAGCAAATATGCCGCATCAATATAGTCATTTTTCATATTTTGATCAACATCATAGACTTTATGTCCTAAGACAGGGAAAAGCGAATAATTATATGTTGGGTGTGATTGATAATATCTTAATGTGCTACTTACAATTCCATCTGTAATTGCAGCATCTCTTAAATTAGCTGCGATATTTTCTGTATTATCATATGGACGGCTCATATAATTACTTATTGAACTCTTACTTGTCGTAGCATTTGACGTTGATCTAAAGCGTGACTTAGGATCTGTTAACGTCGATGCGAATTGCTCATTTCTAGCTCTTGCTCTAGCTAGATTACGTTGTATTGTCCGTTGTCGCCCTTTTAACGTTCTATGATTCGCCATTATTCACCGTCCTATATCATAAAGTATTCCAATGTATCCCCATCTTCTTCTCGTAATGACTTTTCTAATTCATTCGCGTAGTAATTACAGTAGGCAATCGAACTATATCTATCCTTAGTAGTCGTTCCTACTTCATAAATTTTAATAAGTCCTGCTCTAACTGTATATTCCAGATTAACAAGCTCATTTACAAGGGCTGTTGCCTGGATATATGGGTATAAACGTCGTACCTGATCTTCTGGAGAAAGTTTTCGATATGTTGCATCTTCCTGCAATTCTTCACGCTTTTGAATGTCATTCATTGGTAAACGTAATTTACCATTTTCAATCACGGACTTTAATGAAACTGCTATCTCATGATTAAATGCTGCACTAGCTTTAACGGTATAGACAACTCGAATACCCTTAGTTTTAGTACGATCATTTGTCTCATCATCATTAATACAAGCCCATGGCGGATACTCAACGTCACGTTCTTTATCTGTTAAGACTGTTGTACAGGCATCAAAGACACCCAATCCATTTCCGTTAGCGTCCATAACAACATAATCGGCTTCAAAGTCGTAATATAATTGTTTGAGTCGAATTGCTAAATCTTCCGAGGATATTGATTTCTGGATACTTTCCAGATAAACAACTTGTCTCTGATACTCATCTTTCTGTCTAATCAGTCTCATTAATGTAAACGCTGATGTATCATTTTTTACTAATTTGTTACCACCCATAAGCGCAATATCTAAAGAAACAATGCGAATTTCATTTTGTCTATCAACCCGCTTAAAGTTTGATAGTACTCTTGGCTTCGACCGCATTTTATTCTCAACATATTCTGTACTGGTTGGTGGTATAAATGTTTTATTAACTGTTCTAATTTTATTTAATGGGTCCAATTTGAAGTATGCTTTGTCATGTTCACCAACAAATATTGCTTCATACTCCATATCAAATCCTGTTTGGTCGAAATTATCAGCAGAACGTTCATTGTCGATACGTTTTTGTTCCAAGAGGTGGTGTCTCATGGACAACTGATACGGTAAAAGAGCAACAAAATAATCCTTGTTATTCTTTTCGACCATTTCTTTTACATACTTTTTAAACTCGTCCCATATCCAATGCGATTTAAACCACGCAGAAGATATATATATTTCCTTGTTTGATTCAGTTGGATAGTTCTCATATTCTGGTCTTGCCATGAACCCAGGCCGTCTCGAAACATTAAGCATAGGTTTTAGAACCTTATCTACAATTTCCTTCTTAACCATTCGGAATTCATCTACGATCAGAATATTACACCGCAATCCACGTGAATTATCGTTAGATGTTACCGCTTGAATTTTCGATCCATTTGGAAACTCTACTCGTGAGTCGTTAAATGAGTCTTTTATGTTTCTTCTATCTCCGATTTCATATCTAACCGCAGGACAATCGTTGTATAATCTAACGATTTTCTCAGAAATTATTTTAGCTGCCTGTCCACGGGTCCCTGAAGCAATAACAATGCTAGTTCCGGGATATAAAATACATCTAATCACGCAATATATTGCAATTAAAAATGATTTGCCTTGTCCGCGAGCAGCAATATACATAAATAAACTCACTTTATCCATCATATAAAGCAGTATTTTCTGATATAAAAATAGGTGTAATCCTAAATAATCTCTGGCGAATAGGTGCGGATTTTGTCTCCAATAGGCGACCCAATCCCTTAAATTTCGCTCTTTTCTAGCAGAATAGGTGTAGTCGTCATTCGTCTTTTGTGTCATAAAGACTTGCCACCTCTTCTTCAGTCGCCCTTCCAAAGGTTCGTTTCATTGGAATGACAAACCATTTCTTTACATAATGTGAAATTTTCGATACATCAGAAAATTCATCTTTTTCGACAATTGGGCCTTTTAATTCTAATTTCTTTACCTTTTGTCCAAATGTTTCACCAGAATCATCTTGTGCATTTAAGATTACGTCGAAGCCTAGCTCTTTAAGATCATCATTATATGACTTTCGTAGTTGCGGTATTGCCTTGGAATCTCCGGACTGTAGAGCTTCATTCAATACATCTTTTAATTTTACGTTTTGAATATATCGTTCATATTCAAGAGATGTTGTTGGTGGCTTTATATCAATTAATCCTTGTAGTTGTTTCTCAAAGAATTCATATTTGTCAACCGAATAACGATCTCCCCAACGTTGTTCTATCTTATCTGTGACTTTGAACGTTTGATTACCAGCAGATTGTTTTTCAGTATCTACGTTATGATAGTAATCATAATTACCAAATTCTGAGTCACCGAAGTCCTTCATTTTCTTATATGGAGCAAGTCGCTGTACATAGGCCCCAAAATCAGGTTCACCTTGTAATTTAGCATCGTGTCTTAGTTTTTCTACGAGACTAATACTAAAAGGTAAGTTTGTTAGCATACACATATCAACGATTGACTCATTATTTGAAAAATCGGTATTTTCGTTCGCACATTGTCTGCAAATAGAAAAGCTTTCGCCTAACAAAGTATTTCTGTGCTTTATTAGTTCATTTTTTCTTTTTTCTTTGCCACAAATTATGCAAATGTCATTTTTCTTCTTTGGCAAAATAGCTTCACCTCTATATATCTTGAGCGATATTAGAGTATGCGTTGCTTAGACTCTCATATGTTTGAGCATATCTAAGCAAGTCAGCCATTTGATGTATATTTAATTCGTCTTCATTTAGAATCTTGTCTACTCGCGTAGAAATATTCTTTAATTGCTCAAGGAGTCCAAAGCGTAAATTAATAAAATCTTCTTGCATACTTTACGCTCCCTAAAAATCAAATAACTCGTGCATTTACAAGAACGATCAAGCTTAACAACTTTGTTTTTTTGATTCGACCATTTGGTCATTAAGGAGGTTACCGCTGTTAATCTTAATCGCTTTTGTGAGTGCACGAGTTATCTCGTGCAAATTATTTTGCTCCTGCCTGCAAACCCAACCAATCAGGAACAGCGAAGGTTTTTATAGCTGATAACTAAAGGCTAAATTATTACTTGTTTTTAATTAAAGTCTTTGACAACTTAGCTTTGTATAAGTTATGAGCTGGTACTTCAATAACATCTTGAGTAATACCGAAGAAGCGTTTTTCTGTTTCCTTATGTTCTACTGTAAACTTACCAAACCCACTTAATACAAGGTCATTGTTATCACCAAGCACGGACTTTACTCCATTGATAAATGCTTCAATAGCTTGCTTTGCTGCCTTCTTAGTTTCAATACCTTCTTGAGCAGCTACTACTTCTACAAAATCTGATTTAGTTAATGTCTTCTTTGTCATAATATTTTTTCTCTCTCTTTCTCTCGATAAGTTATGAGGGAGTCGAGAATCGAACTCAACAGAAACCATTCCCTCAGGAATATCTGTGGCTTCTAACCACAGAACTGTTCCAGCGCATATATTTTAATTTAATTTTCTGGAGCAAATGCTCCTCACCTATACTGGGATTTAATTTTAATTTTGCAACCATTTTTCAGCATTTTTGCAAATTTTTTTTATTTTTTTAGAGATATTCTGATGGCTAACACCTAACAAATTTGCCACATATGAAATGCTATTTTGACCATCAAAAAGCAAAACTAATTTTCGATCTTGCTCTGACATAGAATTCCATATTTCTTCCCCAAGCCAATTAAGAGCTTCAAGTAATAATTGATTGTTATTAGAAGCCTCATTCCGTTTATTCTTATTTACCAACCCAAGAAGAATGAAATTTCTAATAACTTTTTGATTAATACGATCAAATTTAAAGAGAACTCTAATCGTATCTTGTCCAATTTCAAATCTCTGTTCTTCAGGATAGTTCTCAAGTTTATCTGATGAAACTTTCAAGCATTTTGCTATAGATGTCTTACTCCAATAGTATTTCTCATTAGGATAAAACGTATTATTAATTTTTCTTCCTGATTCAATGTCTGGACTTTCAAGAAGATAATTAGCAACCGTTTCAAGATAATGTCCTGACCTTGAGTCTTGAGCTAGTAGTCCTCTTTTTACATCTCCTAAAAACTCTTCTCTAATCTTACTTTTATTCAAAATACTATCTATATGTTCAATTCTTTCCTTTACCGTCCTTAAATTTTTATCAAATATTCTACTACTCATTTTCTCACCGTTACCATCAATAGTGTCAATTAATGCTTCTAATTCTTCTCAGTTTGCTTTCTGAGCCACTTTAATCGATTTTATATATAATTAGTTATTTAGTGGCTAAAACGTCTTAGAATTGATTCTGAGAGCTTTTAGAAGTTCTTTATTCGTACGATTAAGTTTAATATAAAATAATTATATCATTGATGATTAATCAATAGTGTAAATTATAACAATGTATAAAGTTAACGTATAACACTAGATATGATCTTTTTGCTCTTCCAATCGTTTATTGTAATAATTAGATTCTGCATATCACGTATATCTGAAATTAGTATTTTTCTATTCCCATATTCATTAAGCATCTGAACCATAAACATTGCGATAATATGATGATCTTTCAGCCAATCTAATCTTCGATAATAGGAGGCCTTACTGAGGTGCATTCTTTCTTGAATAAGTTTTCCAGCCAAAGTGATAACTTTTGTATCTTCTTTCTTTTCTGTAATGAATGACCTTATTGCGGCGTAAGAGAAACAATATTTAAATGCTTCAAACCCGTTTTTGTTATCAATAATCATATCGATATTACCAATATAAATTTGAGTAAAGTACTTGTACTTAGCCCTTGCATTTTTAAGTATGACTGTAAAAGTTTGGTTCTTTTCTAAATGCTTTAGATCAACATCGATATCTATAAGTCCAATACTACTTAGATTACTTAACATTTTAGTAAAAGTTCTTACAGCATAAGATGAATTGGTCGTAATGCCTATCTCCTTAATCATCCAATTGATTGTTAATCTTGGTATTATAATCTTAGTTCCTCGCCTATCTACTTGTTTGTAGGTTGATAGCCAGATATAGAAACCCTTAGTTGTTTCGTTAATCTCATTCATTGAAAAAATCTTGTTGTCAATGTTTATAAATCGATCATGCCCATAATTAACATGATCATAATCAGCATATTCTCGAATTATGTATTTATCTGATTTAGAAAGTTCTTTAAATTCGCTTAGAGCCTTTGTCTTTCGCATAAATCCTCCCAGTGAAAAAATAATGGTTGCGCCCGTGCCCATTATTTACTCTTATTGATATTGATACTCTTATTGATACTCTTATTGATATAGTCCTAAAAATGTTACCCTCGTGGGTAAAATTTTGAGACAGGGTCTGACTAAAACTGTTAAATTTTGAGACAGGGTGGTTCAAATATTAACTAAAATTGTTAAATTTTGAGACAGCACAAAGTCTATCACATATTTGCAACAAAAAGTTCTTTTTGAATCAAAGTATATTTTATTCACCAAGTTTGTAAATTGGGATTACAGGTTTTCTTTTTGCCTTTTCTGCACTACGACGTTTGATTTCTTGTAGACGAGCGTAGAGTTCTGAATTATTTTGACGCATTTCTTCTTCATCTCTTGCAACCATAGTATTTACTTCTTCTTCAGACATAAAGCGTTTTGCTGGTTTCTTCTTGTAACTAGAAAAAGTGTTTTTCACGTTATTGTTGTAAAAGTTAATCATATCTTGGGCACACTTGTCCCCTCGTTTAAGAGCATTGGTAATGGCAGCTTTGATATATGCGATAGCATTAGTAACCTTATGACCTTTGCTGCTTGTAATTACGTAGTTAACCATGTCTTCGTTAGATTGACTGATTAGAGAATGTAATTCAATAGCTATAGGCTTTGTAATAAAGCCGAATACATCAACAAATGAGCTCTTTATCTTTTCTGGTAAAGAGTGATATGGATTTTTATTTAATTGACTGGGTTGAATTTCATTTTCTTCACGCGCGTGCGAGTTATCATCCAAACCATTATTATTTAAAAATACATGAGATAAACTAGAGTGAGATAAACTAGTATTCCCTTTTTGGTCGCACGTGTATTCCTGTTGGGACTTCACGGTCATATCAATGGTTTGAGAAGATAATTTAAGGTTTTTGCAGAATTCAATTTTAGATAAAATAGTCCAATCAGAAGTTACTTTTTGCACTGTGATGGTATGATTTTTCCATGGCAAAAGGAGCTCGACATTACTTGGTGTTTGTTGAACTGGGTAAACATAGATTTTGTAACCCTTAAGTCCTTCACGGACAATCTTAATTAAATTCTCCGATTCTAATTGCTTACGAAATTTACTAATCATTTTGGCTGTTGTGTGAAGTACCTTAGCAGCTAATTCATTAGTAAAACGAATAAAGACTCCCATGTCATCAACGAATGCTGTGTTCCCTAAACGAGCGTTATTCATAGAAGCAGAATAGCGGTCAGCGTAAAGAGCGTACAACATCATTGCACGGGAGTCTAAGTTTTTGTATTTTGGGTTTTCGAGTAAATCTAGGTTGATACCTAGAAAAGCTTTTTGGTTATTCATGATAATGTCCTCATTTCATATTTTTTTGAAATTGAGTACACCAAATAAGCCGAAAAGCCTTGAAATCTTTAGAGTATGAGTTATAATAGATACGTAATCTAAATGCTTATTTGGAAGAACTAATCAAGTGTCCAGTTGATTAGTTCTTTTTTTTATACTCAATACAAAGTTAATAGTTTTGTTTTCTTAACTACTAATTTACACTATTGATCTAGATAAAACAATAAATATTTTACAAGGAACAATAGCATTAAGAAAGTTATTTATTATTGAGTTGTTATGTTTGGTTATTAACTTATGATTTAAAGATACAACATTGTGTGGTAAAAGTAAATAAAATTTCTGTTCTTATATATGTAATTAATAACAAATTACAAGTTACTTGTTACTTAACACTTGTAATTTGTTACACAATGATGTAGAATATTAATCGTAGATAAATTACTTGGAGGTGATGCTATGTCCACCTTGTTATTTTATAACTATAAAGGTGGGGTTTGAGTTGGGAAAACGACGCTTTCAGTCCTTGCAGCTGATCATTTATCACGGAAAGGACTGAAAGTTTTATTGATTGACTTTGACCCACAAAGAAATGCTACGCAATTTTTAGAAGCAGGTTATGGTGAAATTAAAGAACGATTAGCCTTGGAATTAGCGTTAAAAAACAATTCTTTTGAAAAGGCAATAGTTAACGTTGATAATAATCTTGATATTATTCCTGGAAGCTGGAAATTAAGTTTATGGCCATCTGACCTTGAGAAAATTCCGCAAATGACAAGACATACGATTTTAAAGCAAGCTTTAGGCAAGATAAAAGATAAGTATGACTATATAATAATTGATGTCCCACCATCGACAAGTGAATTAACTCATAATGCGGTTTTTGCATCTGATTATGTTGTTATACCCGTTCCAGCGCAAAGATCAGGATATAACGCTTTGAAGGATTCAATTAAATATCTCTCTGGCTTAAAAAAGGATTATAATCTTTCGTTTAAGACATCTGGTTTTATACTATATTTAGTAGCAAAGTCAAACAGAACAAATCAATCTATTGCGAAAGAACTCAGAGATAACTTTGGAAAAGCGGTCTTTAGTAATGAAATTTACAATCGTGATAGGGTCCAACGATGGAGTGATAAAGGAATTACGCATAAGCAGACAGATACTCATGATAAAAGAACTCATGAAATGTATAGTCTGGTTTTCCATGAATTATTATATAGAATGGGAGATGAAAAATAATGGCAGAAGATGATTATTTAGACTCAGCAAGTGAAACTATAAAAAAGACAGATGGGGGCTCTATGGGTTCTAAAGAGAGTCCATATCGATTAGGAACAAATGAAACAAAGCCGATAAGAGTATCTTTGGATTTATATGAATTGATTAGAAGAATAGCTTTTGAAGAGAAGAGGAGTATGTTAGAAATAACAAATCAACTTATTTTAGATGGCTTGAATTCAGGTACATTTAGTGACTATAAAGAATATCTTGATAAGTAATTATAAAGGGCGATTCTGCCCTTATAATTTTATAACATAAGTTACTAATTACTAATTACTAATTACTTGTAACAAGTTATACATTACAAGTAATTAGTAATAAAGAATATGGAAAATAAAAATTTAAGGGAATAGATAATGTTAAAGAATCTGACGTTAATTTCTTAAAGAGTTTAGTGGGTTACGTAGAATCTCAAGAAAGAGATGCTGTTCGTTATATATCAGAATGGCGAAGCTTTTAGAGAATATATAAAGAAAGACAAATATAGACTCTCTTACTCAATTACATCAAATATCCTGTTTAATAAGACGACTATTAATCAATTACAGGCTTTAAAAACTACAAATAAAGCTGAAAACATAGGATCAATGTAAGATATGGTTGTGAACAGATACATTGATGAATTATCACTGAAAGATAAAAAGAAATATTGTAAGTCAATGAGTATTTTTGAAGCAGAAGTAGAAGAGAAATACGGTAATAGACTTATTTAATCATTCAAATATCATTCAATGTGAAGCCAAAAATAATTCAAATTAATCAAAATCAACGAAAACAACTAAAAAGAATGATCTATGACTGATTAAATCATTCAAATATCATTCAACTTGCAGTATAATAGAATTATCAGTTAAATGGAGGAGAAAACATGAAAGTAGCAAACGATTTAGGATATGGCTCAGTTAAAGCAATTATTGATGGTAATGAAATTCAATTCCCATCGGTATTTACTATTGAACGTGAACAAGACATCGCTTCCCCAGTTGAATTCGAAAGCAAGAGTCAAAAAGACGAATACATAAAAGATTTTCTTAATCATATGGATGTAACTATTTCAAGTAGTTCGGTAAAGACCCCTGGTCGATTCTTAATTGGACAAAATGCCGTAAACCAAAACTTGCCATTAACTCATTTCGACATTAATGATTATGCAGGTAAGGCTGAAAGTGATTATTCGTTAATTCTTACATTAAGTATGATTGCTGGTGCAGCCGTAGAACAAGCATATGAAAATGGTAAAGACTTGTCAGAACCAATTAAGGTTAATACTCGTATGGCAGCGGCTCTTCCTGTTAAAGAAGGTAGCAATATTGAGACTAAGAATATGTATCGTGAACGTTATACAGGAAGCACTCACCAAGTAACATTTCATAATTTTAAGAATCCAATTACAGTGATAATTGAATTTGATAAGGTATTTGTAGCTACTGAAGGGGAGACAGCTCAATTCTTTATCTCAGCAGGTCAGAATAAGGACCTGACAAAAAAGATTAGGGAAGATTTTGAGGCACATTACCCAGAAATGGCGTCCTTAGTTAAAGCAGAAGATCTTATTCAAGCTAAGAACGTTGTTTCCATTGATATTGGGGCTGGGACAGTAGATATTGTTGTAATTGTTAACGGTAAAGCCTTGGTTGCTGCTTCATACTCATTATCAGAGGGATATGACAATGCTCTTGAGGAGGCTCTTGAAGTACTAAGAGATAAGAAGTTTAACTTTAGTAGTGTTGCCGAACTAAAAGAATTCTTAGCATCTGAGCCTGGTCCATTAGCAAGAGGACGCTATGAGGTCGTACAAAAGATTGTTTATGCTCAATTAGAACCTTTCTGCGATCGTATTGTTACAGAAGTCAGCCGTTCAGTGCGTAAAGCTGGGGCAACTATTGAAATTGTTTATGTGCATGGGGGTGGATCTATTCCTATGAGTGAACAGACCTCACTTCGTAAAAAATTAGAAGATAAACTTAAGGACTTTAATGGAGGCCAAGTAGTACCAATTATTTGGATTCCTGAAGAATATGCACAAACATTAAATCGTGATGGGCTTAAAGTTATTATTGATAACGCTAAATAGGGTGATTATAGATGAGTCTAAAAAATTATACTTTTAGATATGATCCTGAAAGTGATATTGGCCAATGGCTGAATAATCAGAATAATAAAACAGAGTCACTTAATGCAGTAATTAGAACGGTTATTGCTAATTTTGGAAATGATGATTATCTAAAAGCTGTATTAAGTCAGGTAAATTTGAATGGCAATAATAGACCTATTGTGCAAGCAGAAAAGGTAATAGATAAGCATATTGAAGAGCCTAGGGTAGAAGCAACAGAGCAATCTAAGCCTGTACAAGAAGAAATAGAGAATGATAAAAAAGAAGAAAATAATGAAAGTAACAATAAATTAGATATGTTCTCATCATTATAAGTTTGAGTTCCAAGGAGACTTGAAGCTTTTTAATTTTAAATTTTAAACAAAAAAGGGTACCTCGAAAGGTACCCTACAATGACTCGACTTAAGTAACCAACTGAAGTCATTGCAATATAATGCAATTAGGGACGTTCCCTATTGAGCCATTAGCTAATCTTATCGTAATCGTATTATAACATATAATAAATATGTCTGCGTTACATATTCCTTTGAATTATTATCGAAGTCTAAAATAATTAAAAATGAAGTCTAATGCAGAGTATTTCATTTATTTTAACTATTATTGACTTATTTTTGTATTAATATTGAAGGACAAATTGTCGAAAGTAGAAAAATAATAACTGTGGAGAATAGATTGGGGAAATGTTAATAAACCAAGCTTAATCTTAATCGGTGGTAGTTGACTAGAGACATATCGGCAGGTGGCAGTAACAGCAGGCAAACCAGTAGCCGAAGTCATAAAAGAAGTTATAGATATTAACAAATCATTAGAGGATAATATGGTACTCTAATTCAGAAAAGGGTACCTATCGTTGCCATAATATGATAATATTAACAGGTCTAAAAAGGACAACCAACGCAAGTATTACGCTGATTGCCTTTTTACTTTTTAAAAACTATTTGTGTTGAGGAGTTATTTTATATGGCAGGGATAACAGGTTTTATTGTTACACTTTTTTTGATTATAATTGCTGCATTTATAAATTATTTATTTCGGAATGCAAAACGCTTAGGCACTTATAAGTCTTTTATTTGGTTTTATATCTTTATTTTTGCTAGTTGGATTGTTATTTTTCGGGGAAACTTGTATGATTCTACGTTAATTTTTGGAGGATTATATTTATTGTATGTTGTGTTGATATTTTTTCATGATCTATTTAGTCAAAACAAAGTTAGATTTTCGCTTTTCTCAAAGATATTAGGCTACTCATTACTAATTTGTGCTTTTGTTAGTTATGAAAGTCAGTTTGTCGCTATCAATCTATTTGTTTTAGGTTTAATATGGTTGGCTCTGTTTGGTTATAATGGTTTGGAAAAATCAAGGGATTTTTTGAATAAGTCTTCAGCTTTCGATAATAAAGAAAAAAGTAGTATAGAGAGGGAAAAAGTAACGATTAAATATTGGTCCAATTTAAGTAGAGAAAAAAAGCTAGAGTATACAATTACTGGAGTGATTATATGTGCTTTTTTGGCAATTTATATTACTTTATGGATCGTTAATAAATATGTTCTTACTTATGTATTATGGGTAAGTTTTGCCTTTGCTGTTATTGGCTTACTGATTATACTTTTAATGTGGGAAAAGAGAAAAGAGACTCATAAGAATTGGCAATTTTTACTTGGTATTGTTACTATATTATTTATTGGGACATGTACAGTTCAATTAAAAGTTAATGACATGAACTCAAAATTTTTGAAAGCAGAAAGAGCCTACTTGCGTGATTCATTTGAATTTATTGTTAATAGTGATGAAGATGATATAGATTATAGTACAGAGGAAGCTATGACAAAGGAAATAAAAACCATGGAAAAAAATAATACTGGTAAGTATTACACGCGTTTAGTGAAGCAAATTAAAGACTATAATAAAATTACTACTGAATTTGAAGAGTAATTTTTATTTAAAATAAAAAAGAGCGCTTATTAGGCGCTCCAGCTACCGGTACGGTTTAAGTCATCAACTGAAACCAATTTGCACTCGGTGTGTATTAATCATATTGTTCGTGCCTAATAAGCACGTTAAAAAGCTAATTAAAAAGATTAGTAAGTGGTTACGTAAGTAGTCCATAATTATTTCAGCGGTGGCGGTTGTTATCGCTGTTTTATTTTTAAATCAGCTCACAGGAAGCCATCTAAGTGATTTTAAATCAAAATTCGGATAAATTTAATCATTAAAACTTAGAATGGATCAGAACGGCTCCTGTGGTCTTATAGGGATATACCAACCAAAATAACGTAAATTATGTAGTGTCATATCTTTAAAGCAAGAAATAATGATCGCCTTTCAAAAAAAACTATCAAAAAATATCCAATATCTTCCCAAAGATAAAAAGAGATAATCAAAAGAGATAGTTAGTAAAGAGAGAATGTAACCTAGGGGCGCGCATCTAGGTTTTAGATGGTGGGAAAATGAGAGCAACAAAAGAAAATATTAGAGAATGGGTCACAGAATCCTTTATTGCTTATAAGCAGTACGAAAAAGTGCGCAATAGTGATCTAGCAAGTCAAAGAATAGCAATCACTATGGCAGAATTGACAGTCCTCTAGTGACCCCTCGATAACCGCATCTGGTAACTGACCTTTTTCAGGCTTCCAATTACCATAACCAATAGCATTCCACAATTTCATCAGAGTAAGCGTATATTTTGACCGCACCTTAGCCAGTTCTGATAGTTAAATACTATATATTACGCTTGGTTGTGATAAAACTAACTGATATTAATAAACTACTATTATTTGCGGGAGATATAGCATCTCTCTCTTTTTATTTCCCGTTAATAAAGGTCTGTATTGCTAATTGAGATTTATATTAACTATAAATACAGAGTGATACAATACATTTAAAACTAATTGAGAATTAAGTGAGTTATCTTTGTTCATTTTAGTGTAGATTTGTTACCTATATTAAAGAATGAATGGTAATTCATGGATTTCTTGTAATATCCTCAATTTATTTCTTTATTTCCGAACTAAATAGTACGACAAAATTAGAGATAGTGAAAATAGGCAATATTTTATAAGGGTAGTTTTAGCAGATTATTAGATGGGGTATGTTGAAAATAAATTGATTTGTTTTCATTGATACATATAAGGGGTCAAAGTTGAATGTACTTAATATAGATAGGGTCAAATTATGAAAATAAAGACGCTATAATTTAAAAGTTTCTTTCATTTTGAAAGAAAATAAAATGAATAAATTTGAGCAGGCTAAAAACATACACTTATTTATAGTATGTTTTACTGAAAAATTATGAAAAGAAAAATAAAGATTATGAAAATAGATAAATTATTCATGAAAATAGGAATTCGCTGAAAAATATAGAGTCGTATTTTGGAAAATTGGAGAAAAGATAACGAAGAATAAGTAAAGAATTATAGAGAAGTAAATTGAGTGAGTTAATTAGAATAGAAGGGATATTGCCCTGATATAAGGGTATGAATTTGAGTAAATAGAAGGGGGGTGGTAAGAGGTGAGGCAGGTAGAATTGAAGGAAGGGAAATAAATGGGCTGGAAGGAGTGAGAAGAATAAGGAGTTAGAAGGTTGGGAAATGGGAAAATGGTGTGTGAGATAAGCTACTGATATATTGGTTCTATAAATAATTTAATGGTTTTGAGTAAAGACACCCCGACCTTTGGGTAAATAATAACTGTTATTTACCCATTAGACGATGTAAACGATTACATTATTTTTTTGCAAAATAAAAAAGGTTACTGTATTAATTTGAATTTATAGTGGTCTATACCTTTGTTAACTAAAATATACGCGCATGAATAAATTGTTGCATTTGCAACAAAACTTTATAAAGTTAACAGCTTAACCTTTTTTATTCCTTTTTATTAACTCTTCTCTACTATTCACTCTTTTATCCTTTCTTATTCTCTTTTCCATTTATTTCCCTTCCTTATCCCCTCCCAATATCCTACCATCCACATACACCACACCGACCAACCAAACTCACCAATCATAACTCACCATACCCCCAACCTAACACACTCAATAAAATATAAAACACACAAAAAACACACAAAAACATATCGCATCACACCATAACCACCAACCAAACTCACTCAGTTATTCACTCACTCACTCAATACATATCAATATACTATTCATTTGGTCCATCATTACAATAACATATGAAAACATTATCATATATCAAACATACTAATCACACTATCACACTATACTCTCCGCCTTGACAATCTAATATCTACAAACGTAAATCAGTTACTCACTCAATACATCAATACACTACCATATAGTTATACATATATATACATCACTATGTAACACTACTTACTCACTAACCTATATATCTATACATAGACACACATAACACTACTATATACATCACTATGTAACACTACTTACTCACTAACCTATATATCTATACATAGACACACATAACACTACTATATACATCACTATGTAACCGCTTTCATATCATCGCAATACAAAAGGGTAACACGCTATAACGTACTACCCTAATTACTATTATTATTTTTTAATTCTTTCAATCTTTCATAAATTAATTCAGAAAAAAATTCTAGTTCGTCAATCCTTGCATCGTTTAATAGAAAATTTTTAGCACGTGATTTTTTCTGATTCCTGTAAGCGCTTTCCTTATGCTGCTTATTCCATTGTATAGAATTGTTTATATTTATTTGTCTTGCCTTTTCTGGTGTATATTTACGAGGTCGCCCTTTATTGTTCATAATTACCACCCTTTAAACTCCTTTATTGTTTTAATCAACTTTTTTACATCGTCTTTCAATCCTAATAACAACCAATATAATAAACCTATTTCAAACAATAAAATAAATATCTGCATTATCATATATTTGACCGCCTTTTTCATTGTGGTATAATATAACTGTTAAAGAAAAAGGGCAAGCATTGCACCGCTTAACCCTTTATAAGCTATCCAAACAAGTCTTTAATAGATTTAATTAATCTGTTAAGGGCTTTTATTAATAATGTAACATTATTTAATAATACTCTTAATAAGAAAGATAATACCATTAATTGGCTTATTAGGTATATAAGATATGACAAGGCTTACACACCCTCTACAACAATAATATTGTAATGTTGTAGCCGTCATAAGCTTATATCATAGCTTACAACTTATATAATATCATGTATTTTAAAGTTGTCAACCTATATTTATTTTTTCTTTATCAGTTTTTCTATTATATTTTTCTTTCATTATATAGAAAAATAAAGGGGTGTTATTTTCTATTCTGTTAGGGTTGTAAGTATGATATAATTCAAAGCGCTATCACTATTTATTATTTTTGAATACTATTTCA